GGCGACGGCGAGATCGGCGCCGAGGTGTACTCCGCCGCCGCCGATAAGGACCAGGCCGCCCTCGTGTTCAACGTGGCCGCCGAGATGATCCGCAACGATCCCGTGCTCCTGGCCGCGTGCGAGATCATCGACTCGCAGAAACGGATCGTCTATCGCGCGAAGGGAAGTTTCTACCGGGCCATCAGCGCTGAGGCGTACAGCAAGCATGGGTTCAACGCGAGCGTCGTGATCTACGACGAGCTCCACGCCGCGCCCACGCGGGAATTGTGGGACGTACTCTCGACGAGCCAGGGCGCCCGCGCGCAACCGCTGATGATGGCGATCACGACGGCCGGGTACGATCGGCATTCGATCCTCTGGGAGCTCTACGCGCACGCGAAGAAGGTCTTAGAGAACCCGGCGATCGATCCGACGTTTCTGCCGATTCTCTACGAAGCGCCGGCTGAGGCCGATTGGACCGATGAGAAGGTCTGGAAGAAAGCGAACCCCGCGCTCGGGGATTTCCGCTCGCTCGAGGAAATGCGAACCGCGTGCGCCAGGGCGAAGGAGATCCCAGCGCAAGAGAACACGTTCCGGCGGCTCTATCTCAATCAGTGGACCGAGCAGGCCGCGCGCTGGATCAGTATGCCCGCGTGGGACGCGTGCTGCGTGGTTGAGGCCGCATGAAATGAATACAAAACATCAACCTCGAGTTAGTCGCGCGGCGATCACAATAGACCTTCACGGAATCATCGATGACCTTATTGCTAGTTTGCGCGAGAACGGCCAAGTGGATCTTGCGGCAGATGACTTACGCGCAAAGAGTCCAGCCTTTCTAGTAATAACTGATGGAGAAGTGAAGAAAAAGTGACCCGCGCTCAATACCGTGCTGCGCTGAAAGGCCGTCCCTGCTACGTCGGGCTCGACCTCTCGAGCACGAAAGACCTCACGGCGATTGCCGCCGTGTTCCCGGATGAGAGCTGGTTCGATGTCCTGGCGCATTTCTTCGTCCCGCACGACACGATGCGCGAACGCTCGACCCGCGACCGCGTGCCCTATCAGCAATGGGCGCACGACGGGTATCTGACGGCGACGCCGGGGAACGTCGTGGACTACGAGGCCGTGCGTCAGCAGCTCCAGGACTGGGCCGCCGAGTTCGAAATCCGCGAGATTGCGTACGACCCCTGGAATGCGACCGACCTGGTGACCAGGCTCCAGGAGCAGGACGGGTTTACGTGCGTGCCGATGCGTCAGGGCTTCGCGTCCCTCTCGGCGCCGACGAAATCGCTCGAGAAGGCGATCCTGGGTAAAACGCTGCGCCACGACGGGCACCCGGTGCTCCGCTGGAACATCAGCAATATCGCCGTGGAGTCGGACGCAGCCGGGAACATCAAGCTCTCGAAGAAGGTGTCGACGGAACGGATCGACGGGGCGACGGCGCTCGCGATGGCGGTCGATCGGATGGATCGGACGCAGAGCATTCCGCCGCCGAGCTATCACATCGTGGTATTGGGCGGCCGATGATGCCTTCACTCACTGTTCAGAAACAGCGGAACAAGGGCGGCCGGCCGCGGGCCGCGGAACCGCGGACGAAACTGTCAAGCTATCTCCCGACCTACCAATACGACAAGCTCTGCTCACTCGCGAAGTCACGATCGCAGAGCGTGTCCGGACTTGTTCGCGACTTTTTAACCCTCCGCCTACGCTGATTCGAGACAGCCAGCCTTCTAGGGTTGTTTCATGAAACAACCCTAGGGCTCGGCCGTACCGCCTCTAGCATGGGAACCGTTCCCATGCTCGCCAATCGCGCGTACGCACTCCTCGACGTCAAATCGGTAGACGCCGAGCGCCGGATCATCACCGGTTGGGCGACGACCCCGACGCCCGATCGCGTGGGCGACGTGATCGAGCCGCTCGGCGTGAGCTTTCGAAACCCGCTCCCGCTGCTCCTGCACCACGATCAGAAGTCACCCGTGGGCGTTGTGACGTTCTCGACGCCGACCAAGGCCGGGATCGAGTTCGTCGCGCAATTGCCGGTCGTGGATGCGCCGCCCTCCCTGAAAGATCGCGTCGATACCGCCTGGTCCTCGATCAAGGCGGGGCTGATCCGCGGCGTGAGCATTGGCTTTCGCGTGCGGGATCAGGTGCTCAACAAGGACACGGGCGGATTCCGCATTCTGAAAAGTGAAGTCCTCGAGCTGTCCCTCGTGACCGTGCCGGCGAACGCCGACGCCACGATCGCGAGTCTCAAATCTTTCGATCTCGACCGGCCCGCCGTGCCCGGCCCTGGCTCGTCCGAGGTTGTGCGTTACTGCCTGCCCGCTGCCGCGGGGCCAACCACGAACCGAGGTAGTGCCATGTACGCCGACCAGATCAAAGGCCTCCAGGCCACGCGCGCCGCGAAAGTGGCCGAACGCGAAGCCATCCAGACCATTGCGACGAAAGAGAACCGCACGAAGTCCGAAACCGAGCAGGATCAATTCGAGACCCTCACCCGCGACATTTCCGGCTGCGACCGCGAGCTCAAGGATCTGGAGCTCCTCGACGCCGAGAACATCAAAGCGGCCAAGCCCGTGAACGGCGACAGTCCGAAAACCGCGTCCGACTCGCGCGGCGGCCTGCCGGTCGTCCAGGTGAAAGCCAATGTGAAACCGGGCACGGCCTACACGCGCTACATCATGGCGACGGCCGCGGGCAAGGGCGATTACTTCAAAACGCTCGAGTATGCCAGGCAGTGGCCCGAGACGCCGGAAGTCGAGTTGATGGTCAAAGCGGCCGTGGCCGTTGGGTCAACGACCGATGCCACGTGGGCCGGACCATTGGTCGTAAGTCAACCGCTCAACGAGTTCCTGGAACTACTGCGCCCGCGGACGCTCCTGGGGAAGATTCCCGGCCTCAGGTCCGTCCCGTTCAACGTCTCGGTTCCCAGCCAAACGGCCGGCGGCACGTATGCCTGGGTCGGGCAGCGGGTGCCGAAGCCGGTGACGGCGCCGGCGTACGCCACGGTGACGGTCCCCTTCTCGAAGGCGGCCGGGATCATCGTGATCTCGGAAGAGCTCGCGAAGCTCTCGACGCCTTCGGCCGAAGGCTTGATCCGCGAAGAGATGATTGCCGGCATGGCGCAATTTCTCGACGGGCAGTTCGTCGATCCCGCGGTCGCGGCCGTGGCGAACGTCTCGCCGGCCTCGATCACGAACGGTGCCTCGACGGCCGCGGCCAGTGGCGCGACCAGTGCGGCGGCGAAGGCGGATCTCGCGGCCTCGGTCGCGGTCTTCACGGCGGCGAATATTCCGCTCGAGGGGAGCGTGTGGCTGATGAACGACAGTAACGCCTTCGGGATCGCAATGTCCGTGAATGCCCTCGCGCAACCGCAATTCCCTGGCATGAGTATCGCGGGCGGTTCGATCTTCGGGATCCCGGTCGTCGTGAGTAATAACGTCGGGAACCGGGTGATTCTGGCGCATGCGCCGTCGATCCTCGTGGCCGACGAGGGCGGCATGCGGATCGACGTGAGCCGCGAAGCCTCGGTGCAGATGGATAGCGCGCCGACGAATCCCGCTGATGCGTCGACGGTTTTCGTGAGTCTCTGGCAGGCCAACCTGATCGGTTTGCGCGTGGAACGGATGATCACCTGGATCCGGGCGCGCACGGCGGCCGTGCGTTACATATCGGCAGCCGCGTACGTTGGCTCGTAAGCATTTCTCACGGGGGCGCATCGTCATGATGCACCCCCTGTTTTTCTATGCCGACGACACAGATCTTTCGCTTTATTTCGCTCGTGACGGGCGAAGCCTTTCAAATGGACATCACGCCCGACATGGCGCACGAACTGATCACGCGCGGCGTGGTACGCCTGGATGAGGAGACGCCGCCGAAAGCCAAAAAGCGTGCGTCCGCATGAGGGCCCAGCTCGCCATCGCGACAGTGCATCCGGGCACGGTGGATGCCCAGTTCTGTCAATGCCTGGCGGCGACGCTCAGTGAGCACCCACGATCGAGCGAGTTTTCCGGACGCGGGCGGATCATCTTCCAGCACGCCCCGGCCGGCATGCTGCACGTCGCACGCAACCAGGCCGTGCGAGCGTTTCTGACGCACCCGCTCGGGCTGTCGCATCTGCTGTTCATCGATGCCGACATGACGTGGGAACCGGATCACGTCTGGCAACTGTTCGAGACGGCCCAGACGCACGATCTGCCGGTGCTCAGCGCGTTGGCGGCGATGGCTGGGGAGACGGCCGACGTCTCCCGGCCGGTGCTGTACGACGAGACGATGCAGTTTGTCGAGCCGTCCGAATCCCTGCAACGGGTTTACTGTGCCGGCGCGGCGTTTCTCTTGATTCGGCGCACCGTGTTCGAGACCTGTCTGACGCGCTACGACTGGCCGGCGCCCTGGTTCGAGTACGGGACGCTCCGCGGGAAATCCGTGTCCGAAGATGTGATGTTTTCCGACCGGCTCGCCGCGCTCTGCATTCCGATCCATGTCGATACGCGGATCGTGGTGGGCCATCGCAAACTCTATACGTATACATGTGCGCCAGCCCTGGCGCCCGCCTAGAAGAGGTGATCCCATGCGAGTCCGAGAGACAACCGAAGAGCCAGCAGAAGAGACGCCGAAGGTCAAGGTTCGCGCGGTCGTCGAGCACACCGCATTCGGCAAGTCCTACAAGATCGGCGAGACGTACGAGGTCGATCCCGTCTACGTGGATACGCTGAAGGTGCAAGGCAAGGCGTTTCCTACCGACGTGCAGCCCGACCCGAACGCGCCGACGCCGACACCACAGGATCCGCGGCACCGCTAAGCCATGCGGCTCCTCGGGTTCGAGATCACGCGAACCAAGGCGATCCCGGCCACGCTCTCGCCGCCACAGAGCCGCAGTGGCTGGTATCCCATCGTCCGTGAACCCTTTACCGGCGCCTGGCAGCAGAACGTTGAGGTCGTCCTCTCAGACGTCCTCACGTACTCGACCGTGTTCGCCTGTATCTCGCTCATCGCGTCGGATATCGCGAAGATGCGGCTCCGCCTGGTCGAGCAAGTGCTCCCGAACATCTGGGAAGAAACGGAAAGCCCTGCGTTTTCGCCCGTGCTCCGGAAACCGAATCGGTATCAGACGCGGATCAAGTTCGTGGAGCAGTGGATCCTGTCGAAGCTCACGCACGGGAACACGTACGCCTTCAAGCAGCGCGATCAGCGCGGGATCGTCGTGGCGCTCTACGTGCTCGACCCGCAACGGGTGTCGGTGCTCGTCGCGCCGGATGGATCGGTCTATTACGAGCTGAAGCGGGACGACCTCTCGGGCCTGGCACGGGATTCACTCGTCGTGCCGGCCTCCGAAATCATCCATGACGTGATGGTGCCGCTGTACCACCCGCTCGTCGGCGTCTCGCCGATCACGGCCTGCGGCCTGGCGGCGTCGATGGGCCTGAAGATTCAGAACAACTCCGCGGTCCTCTTCGCGAATGGCAGTAAGCCCGGCGGCCTCCTGATGGTGCCCACGGACATCACCAAAGAGACGGCCGATCGGATGAAGGCCGAATGGGACCTCGCCAACTCCGGCATGAACGCCGGGAAGACCGCGATCCTCCCGGCCGGGATCAAGTACGAGACGCCCGCGATGAATGCGGTCGACGCGCAACTGATCGAGCAGCTCCAGTGGACGAGCGAGACGGTCTGTTCCGCTTTCCACGTCCCGCCCTACATGGTCGGCGTCGGGCCGCCGCCCAACTACAACAACATCGAGGCGCTCAACCAGCAGTACTACAGCCAATGTTTACAGAGCCTGGTCGAGTCGATGGAGCTCGTGCTCGACGAAGGCCTCGAGCTCCCGAAGCCGTACGGGACGGAGTTCGACCTCGACGATCTTCTCCGGATGGATTCGAAAACCATGATGGACACGATCGCCCGCGGGATCCAGGCGGCGATCTATTCGCCGAACGAGGGCCGCGCGAAGGTCAACCTCAAACCGACGCCTGGCGGCGAGACGCCCTATCTGCAGGTGCAGAACTATTCGCTCGAGGCGCTCGCTGCCCGCGACCAGGCGCCAGACTCCCCAACCATCACGGTCGAAGATGCCGAAGACGCTGACGAGCCGTCCGACGACGAAGACACCGATGAAGACGACGATACGAAGGCCTTAGACGTGGAGTACTTCACATCGGCAGTGGTGAGTCAGGGGCGGTATCTGGCGGTGCAGCATGCGGGTTGAGGATCGTCTCGCGGCGGCCGTCTCGACGGCGATCGAGCTCGCGGCGGCGCCGCTCCTGAAACGTATTGCGGTGCTCGAGGCCAAAGCGGCGCAACTCCCGCGTGATGGGCGCGACGGACAGCCCGGTGCACCAGGACCGCCAGGCGAACGTGGGCCGGCCGGTACCGATGGCATGCACGGCCGCGATGGCACGCTCGAGAACCTCAAGGCCGTGCAGGATCCAGAGAACCCGCGCCGGGTGGTCTTCTGTTTCAAGGACGGGACGCCGATCGACGGTGGCGAGGTCTACCTCGACTATCCGCGCTTCAAGGATCTCCAGAAGCTGCCGTGGGATCCGGGTGTGACGTACGCGCCGAACGACCTCGTGCAGTGGAAAGGGAACGGCTGGATTGCCACGGCTGAGACGACCGGCGAAAAGCCCGGCAGTCCCGGCTCGACGAGCTGGACGCTCTGGATCCGCGCGGGCCGTGACGGCGAGCGCGGCAAACCAGGCGATGCGGGCAAGGACGGAAAAGACGTGGCGCCGGCGCACCCGGCCCGAGGCTGGTAATGGCGGCGCTCGTCAATCTCGATTTCGCGCTCCTGCACCTGAATCAACGGAACGTCGATCCGGATCGGCTGATCGACATCCAGGACAAGCTCGACCTGGCCGAAGCGATCGTGCTCGACTGGTGCAACACAACGGCCTACTGGCGTGCGATTACCGTCACCTGGACGGAAGAGACCGTCCCGCGGCTCGTGAAGGCGGCCATCCTCGCGCAGCTCGCGGCGCTCTTCCGGTTTCACGGCGACGATCCGAAAGACGACGTGCCGCTCACCGAGTGGAAGATGTCGCCGATCGTCGAAGGCCTGCTGCAGCACTATCGGGATCCGGTGACGGGCTGATGGTGACGTTTCCAGGCACGGGCGCGATGACCGAGCTCTTGCACCTGCAGGACAACGTGCCGGCGGCCCTCGCCGTGACGATCGCGCGCTCGGGCACGCTCGCGACGGGCACGACGGCCGTGCCGCATGAGTTGCTGACCCGAGACACCGTGACGATCGCCGTCACCGAGGCCGGCTACAACGGGCGCCGCACGGTCACGGTCCTGACGCCGACCACCTTCACCTTCCCGATTACGTCCGGCCTCCCGACGCCCTCGAGCGGCACGGTCACGTACCTGTCCGATCCGCAGGGCGGCCGGCGCGCGTTCTGGGTCGATCGGCTGGACCTCTGGGGCGAGCTCGTGCCCATGTCCTCGACGGAACGGATCGAACGCGAAGCGATCCGGTCGAACGTGCGCTTCCGGTTCCGCGTGTTCGAGCGCCCGGATCTCCGGAGTGCGATGCGCGCCAGGTGGTCGCCGAGCTGGGGCGGCGAGGAGCGGATGCTCGAGGTCGTGGGCCTGCTCCCCGCGAACGATCCCCGATTCTTCTATCTCGAGATGGCGGTCACGGAATGATCGCGAAAAGCGCCCTCGCGCCGGTCTCGGAAGCGGTCGCGGCGATCCTGAACGTCGCGCCGCTCCTGGCGATCTGTCCCGAGGGGATCTGGGACGACGTACGGCCCAATAGTCCGTTCCCGGTGGGCTGGTATTCGCTCCTCGAGGTGCCCTGGCGGGCGTTCCAGCAACCCGGCCTGATGCTCGAGCTCGGCCTGCACATCTACACGCCGTATGCCGGGCACCAGGAGGGGCAGCGGATTCTCGGCATGGCGATCGACCTCCTGCACGCGGTGCCGACGCCGGCGCCGATTGATGGGTTCTTGCTGCACTGGTTCGACTACATGGGCACGGTGCCGATGCCCGACGTGGTGATCAACGGCGTGAATACGAAACATCTCCACGGCCGGGCGTCGCTCGTTGTGACGCAGGTGGAAGACTGATGGCGGGCCGGGGCTACGGCGGGATCGAGTTCTCGATGCGTGGCGAGGCCACGCTCCGGAAGGCGCTCCTTGCGCTGGCGCTCGACAACCGGGCCGACGAAGCCGGCAAGGCGATCGAAGACGAGATGCGGATCGAGCTCGCGGCGAGTCAAGAGATCGTGCCCGTGCTCTCGGGCGCCTTGCAGCGTTCGGGCCGGGTGATCCCGACCGTCGTCACGCTCACGGGCAAGACCGTAGATTTCGTGTCGCGGATTATCTACGGCGGCCCGGATGTGCCGTACGCGGTCGCGCAGCATGAGAAGTTCCAATACGAGCACGACGACGGCGAAGCGAAGTACCTCGAATCGACCATGCGGGCCTCCGCGCCGTTCATGGCGCAGCGGATTGCGCGCCGGATGATTGTGCTCTTCGCCCGGAGGGCGGCGTGAGGCCCTGGCTATCGATCATCGTACCCACCACGGGCAGGCCGACGCTCGCCCGCGCGCTCGATTCGCTCGCCCGGCAACCGCTCGACGCCCGTGATGAGGTGATCGTCTGCGGGAACGGGAACCAGGTCGCGCTCGTGATGGAAGCCTGGCGCTCTGGGTGGGATCAGTTTCGCTACATCCCCTGCCCGACCGGCGGGCACTTCGGCTGCGAAGAGCGCACCAGGGCCATCGAGGCCGCGACGGGCACGCACCTGCTGTTCCTCGACGACGACGACGGGTATCTGCCCGGGGCCTTCGAGGCGATCCGCGCCGTGATCGAGACGTATCCCGAGCGGCCGATCCTTGCCCGCATGATCACGGCAACCGGCGCCCTGCTCTGGCGCGACCGGACGGTGCGGCCTGGGAACCAGGGCACGCCGCAGTTCGTGTGCCCGAATAATCCGAAGCGGCTCGGCCGCTGGACCGAACGGTATCAAGGCGATCTCGATTTCCTGGTCTCGACGCTCCAGCACTACCCGCCGCGTGCGCTCGTGTGGGATACGACCATCATTGCGGCCTGCCGCGACTATGCCGATCGCGTGTGGGCCGAAGGGTTCCCCGCCGCATGAGCCCAGCGCCATTTCGCGGAACAGGAATGCGAACAGAATTTTCGGAAGGCCTGGCTTTGGATGACGCGGATTTGAGATCCGCACTGTTGGCAGGAAAAGATGACCCGGATCTTCGGACGCTCCCAACGCCGGCCCTTCGCAATCATGTCCGCCGTGTTTTGTTTATTCGTTCCGAGAAACAAATGGTCCGGGCGCACACACGGGGGATTGTCGCAATGATGACAGACGCAGCGTGGGTCATCATCGGCGATCGGGCCATAGGTGAGTTCGTACGAAACACGAGCCGCGCT